TGAAATGAGGGATGCCGGTGGCAACATTGTTAAAGAAACTCGTAAATCTTTCTTTAATTTTCAAGAGGAGTATAGACTCACCATGGAAGATGATACCCACTTAAGTATCATACAGGAAGGTGAACTATACGAGGTCAGTAGGTTCTGGGGAAAGATAGAAACAATAGAAGAGCTTACAAAACTCTTAGAACAATTAGAAATAATAAATGAACGAAGTACATTATAGTAGTAAAAGTAGGGATTGGGAAACCCCTGAATCTATATTTAAGCCTCTACAGGAGGAATTTAATATAGTACTAGACGTGTGTGCTACAGATCAGAATAAAAAATGTGATGCTTATTTAGATAGGAAACTTAACGGTTTAACATCAGAATGGCTCATAGTAGGGGAAACCGGCAAGCCGAGCAAGGGAGCTTGCTGGATGAACCCTCCTTATGGAAGAGAAGTTGGTGCTTGGGTTAGAAAGGCCCATGCCGAAAGTTTGAAGGGGATAACTACGGTTGCCCTCTTACCAGCTAGGACAGACACCAAATGGTTTCATGAATACATATATGGTAAGACAGAAATCAGGTTTTTTAAAGGGAGAATACGATTTGTAAACGCTAAGGCTAGCGCACCGTTTCCCTCAATGATAGTAATATTTAAACCACAAAAAAAGAAATTATTTAGATGGAGAAAGTAATAGTAGAAAAAAGGATTCCGGGCATCCTAGAGGTAGGTGATATACTTGTCTCTAATGGTTTTGGCGAAGACTTTGTACTTAAAGCTTCCAGTAAAACTAAAAACACAGCCAGTGAAAGGTATGTAAACCTTGACTATTACTCTGTTGTAGAGAACATTCCAGAGTATTTTATGTTCGTTGTAGAGGAGTTTTATGGTGAAGATGAAGCTGAGTTTACCTTTGAGGTACGCAGGTCAAATGAAGATATATACAAAAGGTATCTATATTTTGTAGACCAGATTAATGAATCAGCACCCGGCTCAGAGAGCGATGTAGTGCACCATAACCTAGCTTGGTTTATAGAATGGCTAGTAGGGAACAAACCTTTAATTAAGTAGAAATGGAAAAAGAACAGAAAGAAATGGCTGAGGAGCTAGTTGAAGAAGTAGCTCAGACTCACTTTCCTTATGGTGATCTTGTAAAGATTTGTAGGAAATGTGGGCATATACAAACCCTGGATAAGCAAATTAAAAGTGGAATTCAGATTACACTGTTAACCAATACACAGTCTTTCTTGCATCTAGAATGTGAGAAATGCGACTCAGGAATGGAACTTAGATTTTCAGAATGTGAAGCCCCAATAGAAGAAGAAGTTGAAGACAATACAGAACATGAGGTTACAGCTGAGGATGTGGTGGAAAATCCTGGTGAGGACTTGGAAGAAGGCGAGGTAATAGAAATTCCTAGTGATTCAATTATAGAAGAAACAGATGAAATCGTTCACCAAGAAAACGACGAAGCAGAATCTGTATAAAGAGTATGTAAAGATACTTAATGGTGTACTTCAGTTGTCCTATAGGGAGGCTGAAGTATTCGCCATGCTTTTGAAGTTAAACGATGAGTGGGCAGAAGTTGTTGCTAATTCTAATAACATCCTAAGTACAGACATTCGTAAGAAGATAATGAATGACACACGTATTACTAAGACTAACTTAGTTAAGTACGTAGGTGTCCTAAAAGATAAGAATATTATCATAGCCAATGAGTTTGGGGGGTGGTCTATTAATGAGACCTTTATTCCCTATTTCACAGCAGGTATAAATGAGACTGTATTTATTTTAGATGCGTTTTAATGCGTAGTAGGAAAAGAAGGAATGTGTATGCAGAACTGGCAGAACATTTCGGTAAAGACCAAGTACTTATAAGGAAAGTCGCACACCACCCATTTGAGTTCATTCATCAGAAGATGACGGACGAATACGACCATCGAGCCATTAGACTAAGATACCTTGGTCTATTTTTTATTAAGGGGGCATGGCGTAAGCAGATGAATAAGCATGAAGACATTCCAGCTCCAGAGGGGGTACGTATCTATGTGCGTATACCTTTTCTTAAAAATAACAGAAAGAAGTACTATTTGCACGTTGGGATGATAGAAAACGGGGTTTTTGTGTCAGAACAGGGCCCTTCTTGCCCATCTGAAGATATCTCGTATTGGAAGGGTATAGAATAATTATAACCTTTATATGCAACATTATATATTTATACTACGTATAAAACCTTATGGCAAAGATTTTTGATGTAAACAACGGGGAAATTATCTTAACTCCAGAATCCTTAGCAATTCCAGCCTTCAAGGCTATATGGGATGCAGACAGGTCTAAGGTCAAGGAAAAAGCAAAGAACGAGATAAAGTACGTTGTATTTTTATGCGATTCTATACGGTCTCCCTACAAGGATTTCGCCAGTGATGAAAGAGATTCTGTACTAAAAGAAGACATCTTTGGGGATGCAAAATGGAAACCTAGTTTATTAGTAGAGGAGGCTATCAAAGCTTTCGACTCTTTAACAGAGACTACTTCTACTAGACTACTTCGTTCTGCTAAGATAGCTACTGAAAAACTAGCTAAATACTTCGAAGAAGTAGACTTTACTAAAATGGATAACTATGGTAAACCAGTGTACTCGGCGAGAGAACTAGCATCTAACCTGGGTACAGTTGGTAACATAGTTAAGTCCTTAGGTGCCTTAGAGAGTGCAGTTAAGAAAGAACAAATGGATGGGAACAGAGTAAGAGGTGGTTCAGATGTGAATTACTTTGAAGACCCAGAGAACGCATAGTAAATGATTTCTAGACAAGAAGATGGTCTATATTTAATAGAACCGGAAGTAATAGAAAATTCCGACAAGTTTAGGGAACCAGCACTAAGATTCCAGAAGAGTGGTTATTACACCCCTTCTCCGAAAGGTACCTCTGCTTATCTTGAGTATTGGAGGGAAGAACGTAGGCGATGCCTTGAGGGCTATTCCTCGGACGATGGTGACTGGATTTCTGGTTACCATTATTTTTATTTAAACTACTCTCCAATCCTACTTATAAGGGAACGTACCATTGCAGATAGGAAGGGAAATACTAGGAAGATAGTAGAACGCAAGAGGGACTTCCCGGATTTCTGGGACTCTGATTACGATTACTTTATGGCTATAGATGCTGCTGAGAGAGAAGGCAAGCATCTTGTTGTGCTTAAAGCAAGGGGTAAAGGATACTCATTTAAGGGTGGTTCTATGCTCTGTCGTAACTACTTCCTCATCCCTGAATCAAAGTCATACGCTATGGCCTCTGAGATGGAATTCCTCCTTAAGGATGGTCTACTATCTAAAGCTTGGGAGTTCATGGACTTTATTGACCAGAACACAGGCTGGGCTAAGAAGAGGCAAGCAGTCAACAAAACTATACACAAACGCGCTTCATACATCGTTTCTGATGAAGATGGTACCAAATCTGAGGCTGGTTATAGGTCTGAGATAATAGGGGTATCTATGAAGAATGACCCTGATAAGGCTAGGGGTAAAAGGGGTAAACTTATACTTTGGGAAGAAGGTGGTAAGTTTCCTAACCTAATTAAGACATGGCAGGTAGCACAACCATCTGTTGAAGACAGTGGTGTGGCTCACGGACTCATGATTGCCTTCGGTACTGGTGGTACTGACGATGCTGACTATGAAGGTTTAAAGGAACTTTTCCTATATCCTGATGGTTACAACGCACTCCCATTTAAGAATATTTGGGATGATGCTGGTGGTAAATGTGGTTACTTTGTACCAGAGTACGTTAATATGTACGGTACAGATGAACAGGGCCGTCCCCTTATGGATGACAGTGGCAACACAGAATACCATCTAGCTACTAGGCACGCACTAGCAAAGAGGGAAGAAGTACTAAAAGGTGCCAATGACCGTAGTGCTATCGACAGGTATATTGCAGAACACCCCTTCAATCCAACAGAGGCTACACTGCAATTGACAGGTAATATCTTCCCAAAAGAAGAACTTATAAGGCATTTAGCTTACGTACGTAACTCGGAGAAACTGAGTAACTACAAGCAGGTGGGGGAACTAGATTACGATCCAAATGGTATATTAAAATGGACACCTTCCCATAAACCAAAAGATATTATAAAATACAGACTAAAGAAAGACGATGATAAACGAGGGCAGATAGTTATATGGGAACACCCTGTAGACAATCCCCCTTATGGTTTATACATTGCAGGTTGTGACCCTTATGACCACGACCAAGCATCATCAAGTGACTCTCTAGGTTCTGTATTTATATACAAAAGATTCCAGAATTTTGAATCTTTTTACGATATAGTAGTAGCAGAATACACTGGTAGACCAGATACAGCTAACGAATTTTACGAAAATGTTAGGAAATTGTTACTATATTATAATGCAAAAATGTTGTATGAGAATGAAAAGATAGGGTTATATACCCATTTCATTAACAAACATTCAGATTATTTACTAGCTGATCAGCCTGACTATATAGGCCAGATTATCAAAGACTCCAAGGTTCGAAGGAAAAAAGGGGTCCATATGGTTGTCCTGATAAAGGACGAGGCAGAGATAAAGATAAGGGATTGGCTAAATGAAGAATATGCACCGGGCAAAAAGAATCTGACCAAGCTATTGTCAGAGCCTCTTTTAGAGGAATTAATTTCCTATAATCGAGATGGTAACTTTGACCGTGTAATAGCCTTCATGCTTGTAATGCTTTTTAAAGAAGAATTACATAATCTACATATCAAGAAAGCTAGAGACGAAGAGAAGAGCAATATGTTATTTAGAGTTCCTATCTTCGCACAAAGGGATATTCCCAGATTTATAAATTTATAATAGTTAACTATGATTTTTAATAATAGAGATACTTCGTCTTTCCCAACACAGAAGCTATCCATAAAGGAGAAATCCAAGAAGTGGAGAGAGGGATGTGTAGATGGGGTTATAGGAAGAGAAGGGGGTCTTGCTCTAGAGCGAGATAAAATGAAGACCGCCTACGATTTGTATAATGGTATCTTTAATGAAGAAGATCTAAAGTACGTAACAAACCCATATAAGGTAGATGATAGCTTTCCGGCTACACTGCAGAACTTTAATATTATTAGGCCTAAGATTAATTTGCTGCTTGGAGAAGAAAGTAAACGTCCGAATAATATAATGGTATATCAAACTAACGAAGAAGCTGTTTCTATCCTTAAGGATAAAATGAAGACAATGCTGTCTGAAGCTATAGTTGAAGAGATATATACCCAAATGGAGGGAGCCGAACAAGACCAAGGATTTGAAGAAAAGATTAATGGTATCATAAATTATGTTACCAGTGATTACGTTAATCCAGCAGAAATTACAGCCCACAGCACTTTAGAATACTTACGCCAGAAGTTAGACATCGATTACGAAATGATGAAAGGTTTCAAAGATGGTCTTATTTCAGGTAAAGAGATACATTATCAAGGCATTGTGAATGGGGAACCAATGACCGAACGCGTAAATCCTCTCGAGTTTGCGCACGACAATGACCCAGATATGGACAATATCGAGGACGGAGACTGGGCAGCTCGTCACATGAAAATGACACCAGCTGCTATTTATGACAGATTTAATGACTTTATGACAGAG